GAAGCTTCTCAATCCCAAAGTAAGTAATGAGTTTAAGGGAACTCTAGAAGTTACTTTAAAACGTTTACTACATAATCTTGTCCCTCATCAATGCGGCCTGAGTTGGGTTGTTGAACCTCGTGTTTGGCTGGAGAGTCCTTCATTTAGCCAAGTACGTAGATCCAATTAGGAAGCTTGTTACACAACTGCGGACTGACTTCGGGAGGTCTGCGGAGATGCATTATGCAGGGAAACTACTACCGCGTTGCGTATTCTTGGAGTACGTGCGGGCTTTGAAAGAAGCCAATATCGCATGGCACAACGAGTCTATGTTTGAGTTTGATCCTGATTTCGCAGAAATGCTCGAATCATTGGTAAGAGCTAATCTTGGTCATACATTGGGCTTGCAAGGCACTTTATGGTCTGTAAAGTCGCCCCACGGGCAAACAAGTCTAGGTATCATGTATGATTGGAATACTGATCATGTTATTACTGGTGAGAAAGAAGAGTATTGGATTACCATTTTATCGCTAGCGAAAGAAATTTTCGATTGGGCTGAGTCTTCCGATTTAAACTGGGAGAACTGTGATGCTCAAGAAGTGTATAATGGTTTGATGCGTAAATTTTCCTTGATTTTTGTCCCCACTTATCGAATTGATCGTGGTCCGTATAAGTTAAGATTAATTTGGATGGGTAATGCCATTATTTATGCCTTGGAGACTTGGATAATGCGTGGTGTTAAATTAGACATGAAGGAATCTCGATGCTTTGGTTATAAGCCCAATCGGGGCATCGAGCGGTTAGCCGGTTGGTTAAATCGGACAATTATTAGTGGAGATTATAAAGAGTATGACCTCCATCTACGTAAGAAAATCTTAAAACAAGCATGGAAGGCTTTGCAACGCCTTTATAAACTACCTGAAAAGTTAATGTGTTTGCTATATGCATACAATGTGTATGCGCCCATCGCGCGATGGGTTGATGGTGATCTCGTGCTACAGACGAGAGAGGGATTACAGCCCTCCGGAACAGGTGCATTTGTGATCATCAACAACGTTATAAATAATTTCTATATGGCTAAGGCTCTTTCACATTTCCTACATGTAAGCATTTCGGAAATCCCAGATTCCGAATTGTGGCTAGTTTTTGGCGACGACCACGTAGTGCCACTCCCCCGCGGGGTGTCGCTCGAGGAATGGATGGATTATTTTACCCAGGTTTACCAGCAAGACGTAAGGGGATCTACCGCTTGGAAAGGCGAGTATAAGTTTCTTCGAGCGCTTTACTCTAAGCGCTATGACAAAGAACCAATTGTATTTTCTAGGTTTCGCAATGCAGCGTGCCCAGAAGATCCTGACATTACTGGTAGAAGCAAGTACGATAATGCATTGAGTCTACGTGCGGAGTTGTTACCATTTGCTCATGACGCCCATGAAAAGGGTGGAAGCTACATGGGACTTTACAAGTATCTGATGAGTGTATTTAGTCCACCACCAATGGATTCATTACTTTTGCGTGGCGGCCAAACTGACGCGGAAATTGCGCAATTGGCTGACCGTAGGGACGCAGATACTTTGTTTTTTGTTAAACGCAGCTATATGGTAAATGACAGTACGGACGTATTTGAATCATTACTCTAAGTAATGATGGCGAAATTGCGATGGCACCCACCAAGCTAGCTCGCGGGTGAGCTCGCCGCCTCGCGCTCAATACGCTGGTACCCAATATCACTTTCCCTACTTTGCCGACCAACGCC